GATCAAGCAAAACAAGTCGTCGAATTTTATTATGCGGAATTTGGCCAGCAAAATGTATTTTGCGCGACATCGCGACGCATTAATCCATCCGCCAAACTGAAAAGACTGATAAGAAACTTTGCTGATGCCCAAGTTCAGTATACACAGGTTATATATCAGTCTGATTCTAATGTTGAAGTTCTGACTTCAGGTCGGGTAAGGGCAAAAGGTCAAAACTGGGAAAGTTTTCGTGTAAAAATTACTGTGCGCCAATATAATAATTCCTGGCGTATCACCAAAATAAAATATGCAAGATAAGCTTGGATACAAATTGCGGCAATTTGGATTTATCAAACTAACAATTTCCATAGTACTTTTGATTTCGGTTGGCATTGTTCACGCAGACGAACGCACGCCACTTCAGACGCTTGATAAATTTTATCAGGCGATTCAGGACAAAAATTGCCCCCAAGCAACGTCATTGCGACCCGGTTATTCAACCAAGAGATGTAAAAATATATCCGACATAGTTATTACCGATAGGAATCAATTGAAGCGCGGAAAATACCGTGCGATATTTCTGGTCAGTATAAGGTACAAAGAACAGCAGACACCAGAAGATAAAAAATTCCTGGGTTTCCTGGTGCTCAAATACTACAAGGGGAAATGGTTGATTAGTACTGCTTCCTACCGCTCCAAAAAGGAAAATTTTGGAATCGACGAATATACAGATTGGTTGGATTCCCAAAAAAATGAGTGGTTCTCCGATGAAGAAGTTGCCATCAGTAAATTAGCTAAAGAAAATATTGAAATTGATGAATATACAGTTTGGTTGGATTCGCGAAAATACGAGTGGTTCCTGGATGACAAAGCGCCCATCGGTCCACTCATTCGAGCTTTGGAACAATTAAAAATCATCAAGAGTGAAAACCTCAAATCAGATAAAGATATTTCAATACTGATTGAGAAAGCTGACCTAATTGAACCTGGCTCGAGAAAAACGGTCAGGCTTTGGCAGGCAAATGGACCGCGCACATTTGGCTCAATGAGTGTAATGAATAATTGCTGGAGTTCAGCGAAATTACGCGGAAAACCAGGAGAAAAGAAAACTCGAAAAAAAGGCCCGGGTGCCTATCTAAAAGGACCGATCCGAAAGCGACCACGCATTAATATCGCCCCGGTTCCATCTCGATATGCCAAATCCATCCGCCGCGTGGATACCGGTGGGGCAAAACTTGTGGCACTGACATTTGATACCGGTGAACGCAATAATGATTATGGTGGTTATGATGCAGAAATCATAGATTATCTGCGCAAGAACAATATCAAGGCAACATTTTATTTTGGCGGCAAGTGGCTGGCGACCCATATGGAACGCGGAATGCAACTAATCGCGGACCCCCGTTTTGAGATGGGTAACCATGCCTGGACCCATGGCAACCTGAGGGTGATCAAAGGAAAAGATATACTTGATCAGGTATTATTCACCCAGGCACAATATGAAGTAGCGTTGGAAAATTTGAGTAAACGAGCATGCGCGCTCAAAGCGGGAAAACACGAAATTCAGAAAATACCATTACAGGTACCCACCTTCCGATACCCCTACGGCACTTGTAGCAAGGAATCCCTGAATGCGGTCAATCAAATGGGCCTGCCGGCCATACAATGGGACGTGGTAACCAGTGATCCGGTGCGCAAACAGTCGGCCAAAGCAATCTCCAACATTGTGCTGAAAAAAACCAAACCGGGTTCCATCATTATCATGCATTCAAACGGTCGGGGCTGGAATACCGGCAAAGCGTTACCGATGTTCATTCCTGCACTAAGAAAGCGCGGTTACAAATTCGTAACTGTAAGCGAGTTGTTACGTGCAGGAAAACCCATCGCTGCCGACACCTGCTATGAATTGCGCCCACGAGATAATTTGCGCTATGACAAGATTTTTGGCCGCGGCACAGGCGACTGATTATGGAACTTTTTCGTGAGAAAAACTATGATCTGGGACTATGCCATCTGGTATCTTCCCGTTCATGTGATTTACAGAATATTGCCGGTGAATTCGCAAACATGGATCCATGGAAACGGTTGGACTTTTCATCAAATTCTCTTGCTGGATACTTTGGCAAAACCGATGAAAATCTGTTCGGATTTGGCGTCATTCTTAACCAGAACATTGTCGGTGTCATCACAGTTCGACACCCCTGGATGCGTGGTCCTTATCTGGAATTTATGGGCTTGCTGCCAAGTGCACAAAACACGGGCATTGGCAGACAATTGCTAAGCTGGCTGGAAAGCCAGGCCAAAGAAGCCAACCAGCGCAATATATGGACGGCAGTTTCGGAATTTAATGGTGCTGCCTACAGGTTTTATACAGGATTTGGGTTCAAGAAAATTGCCAGCCTGGATAATCTTGTCTCAGATAATTTTGCAGAAATATTACTTCGTAAACAAATATTTGATTGAGAACTCAGCGCTTATAAATTCACTATTTCCACCCGGCATTTTAAACTTACCAGACCGGCACCTTTATCCACCCTTCAGATCACGAACACGTCCTGCGCTGATTTCGTATGCAATGGTGCCGGATGTATAGGCAGTACAATCCAACCGCCAGTTACGCGCAAAGGCCGCTTTAATGTTCAGGGATATAGCCTGTGCAGTCCATGAATTAACTGTTACCCAATTGCCTGTGGCATCCTGAGCCTGAAGCGCAACTGTACCAACAAACGTTCCAGACAGTATGATATCACAGCTATCACCATTAGCTTCAGCAGATTGCCCGGTGGCGGTGAATGTGGAATTATGAGAGTGCATGATCTAATGCTCCCTTTTTTTCGAGTTAACTTTAGATTTCGTCTTTAACCGGGTCTTTTGACTCGCTTTTTCAGCCTTTATGCGGTTGTTGCGGCCAAGCATGGCTACCTCATCAACCATTCGAATGCGGGCCTCTTTTTTCTCATCAACCTTGTCTGTCAGATGAGCAATAGCCTGGGGACCATCCAGTTGACGTTGAAGGTGATTGCGACGAACTACATCCTGTTCACGTTTTATTTCTGTTCTGAGCGACATGGGTTTTTCCTAATTTTGTTATAAAACTGCCTCGAATTGCCAGTCTCGAATACCGTTGCGATTGAGCGCGTAAACCGGGCAAGTCGGCCTGCCCGGTCCAATGTTTCAAAGTATCTATGGGTCAATGATGCCGTAAATTATGCGGCGTTGGTTTCCAGCGCTGCAATTTTGATGTTCTTTCGAACATATTTGCGATCCCAGTTTGCGGCAGCTTTGAGTTCGGTTTCTGTTGGTGAAACACCAGCAACAGAACTTTCAGTCCAATCCGCACCCATCGGATGCAACAGGCATTGTTCACGCACAACCGTGGTGGTTTGACCCCCGCCATTACCGGTCAGCGGTTCACGCTCAGATTCGATGACATAATCAGCATCCAGTGCCGCCTTTGCATAGGCAAATGCACCACGACCAAACAGATATGATGTATATTTGTCGGAATTAGTGCCCGTTGTAACCGGCATCTGATCATCAACAATGACCAGGCGCCCTTTATAATAGGGAATGTCTTTTTCTAGTTTGGAATCATGGACAAAATCTATGTCCTCATTGTCATGCAAAGACAGATAAACAGAAGAATGCATGGCAATCGCAACAACATCACCCATTCGGTCACCCAGTGTATTACACGCTCTGTCAAAGGCCGAGCGTGAAAATTTGTTGGCGGCAATAGGCGAAGCGATATCTGAATACACCGAAAAAATCATATCCGATGAATCGTTTGCCGCATTATCTGCAAACAAGCCGATACAAGAAGCAATGAGCATAGTTTGCTCAGCACCAATCCAATATTCAGCCAGGTTCTTCAACAAATGCTCTTGCGGGTCTTTTCGGTTGCCCGAAGCCATAAGGCCCGTCAGATCCATCGAAGACCATGCTTCCACCCAATAGTGTTTACGCATACTCATTTTGTCTGCAGAAACCTTTTTGGGTGTAATATCAGTTCCATCATTGTCAGATGGAATTTGCGGCGCACCACGAGGGATATAATCCCAGTAAGGTGATTTAATCGTATCACCTCCCGCATTCAGTTGAGAAACCACTTCCGGTGGCGGGGAAGTATAAATGCCGGATTTTACAAATGCATTGAGTTCTGGAAATTGCTCGGCACGATAACCAAGGTAAATTTCCGGTGTAATGATGTCAGTAATTTTAGTGACAGCCATTTGATTTTTCCTTTAAATCATAGCCTGTAATCCACTGGTTTTTTACCAGCGGCTATTATCAGGCTTTTTGCTTTGGCTGGATCGTTTGCGATAATCTGGTTGGCTTTCGACCAGTTCTGACTATCTTCTGCAAATGGGTTTGCTTCGTTGTTATCACCTGTTACCAGGTCATCTTCTGAAAAATGCATTTCACCGATTTTTGCCAGAGGCATCAATAAAGCGGCGTTCAAGATGTTGTTTTCTTCATCTATTGCACCAGCTTCAATCAATGCATCCCTGTAGCCTTCAAAACCGTTGACAGTCTTCAAGACATATTCCATCTGGGTTTTATGTTCGAGACTATCAGGCTCACCCCACTCATTTTTCATAAGAGCATTGGAAGTATCAACAGATTGTTGCACTTGCGCGAGTTCAGCCTCATAAACCGGGACCATAAATTCATTGACTATATGAGAATGAAACTTGTCTGCCATCTGTGGCGGCAGGCCACTTTCAAACATCCACGATTTCATGTTATCAGCCATTTCAGCATCATAATGCATATCTTCCGGCATACCCTCAGGCATGGCGAAGTCATAACCAGAAGCGTCTTCAGGCATGAAGTTTTTCGTAGCTTTGTCAATGAATGATGAAATATCTTCCGGTGCTGCATCTTTGGCTGGCAGATGTAGACCGCCAGTCATTTTTTCAGAATTTCTTGCCATGGTAACAAGATCAGAAACTGACTTTGTACCCTTTGCTTCGATCCAACTCTGGTTATCTCCTTCGAGGCCAGAAAATGGGTTCGCAGTAGCATCGTCTGATCCATTGGACGTACCACTGTCTTGATCGCCTGGGTTGCCTGATTGCTCAGACCCGCTTTGATCGGTCATATAATTTTCCTTAATTGTCGTTTGCTGTTTGTCTCACTACAGCTTTGAAAAGCGCAGAAAGATCACCATTTTCGCCAAGCCCTAAACGAATAACGCGGCCCATCATGAGCCGCTTGCCGTTGGCTTCGCGTAATTCTTCATTGGAAGCGTTTGCCCCATCAACAAAGAAATATCGTGAGAACGTTGCAAGGTCGCTCAGCACTATTTGCTGATCGTCGACACTGGCGCCACGTCCGAAAAAGACACGTTCATATGCTCCCATCAGTCTTTTTAAAGTTTCTGAGGTTGTCCCATCAGGGAACAAATCGCTTAATGTTTTCATGCAGCAGCTTCAGCAATCGCTTGAACGCCCTGTCCTGCGGCTTGAGCAGCATCACCGCCCTGTTGCACCTGTTCAATCATCTGCTGTTGCGCTATTTGCTCCTGTTTGGCTTCGCGGTCTGCATCAACCTGCTCATCAGATTTGAATATATTAGCCGGTGCACCGCCAATGTCTTGCGTATGATCCATGATTTTATCACCATTCAGACGCTCGATACCGCTGGTATCACCGATTTCTGCAAGTCTGCCGGCCATATCAATTGTTCGCTCAATGCCTTGCAATTCCGGCATACGGCGCATTTTGTCGAGTGGCCCGGTAAATCCAACACCGATCGGTTGCTCACTCATCGAATCCGGTGCTTCCAGCCTTGAACCGGCCTCAAAAGCTCCTTTACGACCAAGCACAGCAATTTCTCGATCAACCATGCCAGCGATACCAACTTGTAGAGACAGTCCGGAAGGTCCGAGCAAATCACCCTTTTCCTGTGCGCGTATCATTGCCTCAGTTGCGGTCATATTCGGATTGGAAATCAGGATTTGCCAAAGATTGACATAAAGTGCGTCTTTTAGATTATCCTGTTTGGCCTGAATGATCTCACGTGCAAAGCCGGGATTTGGTTGTAGTGAAATTGGCTTGATTAACAACTCACCGCGTTCATTCAACATGCCGGGATTGGTACCACCAGGGCTTAAATCAGGACGGTTGTGATCATCGTCCTTTTGAGCCGTTGGCGGATTGATCCATTGTTGAGCCGCCGTATATTCTTCTTTGTTCATCAATTGCAGAGATTTGATTTCAGATATCGCCATCGATACCGGACCCTCAGAATATGGCCCCTGGCTTTCACGATCCCAATGCAACACGATATAAGGAAACTCAAAATACCCGTTCTCACGGATTAAATGACGTTCTTCGACTTCGAGATAAAAACTTGTGAACGCCTTACCGGATTTGTCAGTAAAATCTCGCCTTGGCAATACCGCATGGAGCAATTGAACCACACGGTTTGATTTACCGGCATCAGCCGCATCCGATTTTACTTTTGGTGAACACTTATTGCCCCACTTTTCAACACATTGGGAAGCTGTGCGCGTGAATACCCGAAAGTTTGTATCAACTATGCCTTCGAAATTGGCACCCAGATTGTTTTCAAGAATAGGCACATATCGATAAGACAAAGGCACACTGGATCCCTGCCCCATCAATTCAGATACATACATCACGCCTGTACCGAATGCACAGCGAGACTTAATTGCAGCCTTTGATGCCACTACAAATCCGGTCTTTGGATTGTAGCGCATTTTAAACAGGTAATTACGCAGTTTCTCAAAGAATTCCTTTTCCTCCTGGTTTGCTTCCGCAGCAAACGGATCGGATTTCTTCAGATCATGCCAGACCGATGATGAAGGCATATTGAGCGAGATTTCACCAGCAGCAAGGCGTTGAATGGCCATAATTGCCGTGTGATCGTATAATTCAGGTGATGCGTAGGAAGATTCAGGCTCACCAGCGACCGCACGAACAACTTGGGTTACTTCCCGGTGCGCCATTGTCGGCAGGACGAACTTTGCAATGTCGCGTATGTGCTCCTTCCAAGGGGAGCAATCAGATTCCAGCTCTGTCTTGCGCTTTAGAAGATCTTCAACAATAGCCATTAGTTGGTTTGTCCCAATTTTGCCGCTGATTTGATGCTTTTACCAAAAGAACTATCACCAAGCAGTGAAGTGAAGATATTGCTTTGAAAGCCGCGTGAACGGCGCGATTTGGCTTTTGTGCGCCGGTTAATCTCGCCGTTGTCTTTACGACTGACAACACCAGTTTGATCTCTTAATCGCTTGGCATTTGCTTCAGCCGCTGATGCTGCTGTTGTTGCCGATGCTGTTGCTATGCGCCCTGTCCTGCGATCATCGCTTGCCGCCTCTCGTCGAGCAGTGTGGCCGCTGGCATCGTCAACTACTCTTCTAACTGTTCGCGCCACTTGTTGAATGCACATTGCTTTGCCACCTTTTAGGATTGAGTTTGTCTAAAATTGGTTTGGTCAGCGCATACATAAAAAACCGCTCACCGTTCATACCCATTTGTTCAAGAGTACCTTCACGCACCGCTCCACAAGCCTCTAACCACTGGTGTGCCTGTGTGTGCGTTTCAATCGTTCTGGCTTCAAAGCGTCGAATGCCTTGATCCAACGCGTTAGGGATCATATCTGTGAAGATAAACCGCGTAATAGCCGGTATTGCCCTGGTGATTTTATCGGTACCGAACAGATTGACTGCTACGGATGATAAATTGATTGGCGAAAACGATATTGCCGCTACAGGCTCATCTTTCACCCTGCAAACGGTAGAATTCAATTCCAGCGCCATATCAATCAGCATTCCAGCATCATCAATCTGGCAATAAATCTCGTCGCTGTCTGATTGCCTCAAATTCTCTACAATAAACCTGATATCTGTCAGATTAGGCGGATGAAAATCAATCATATATTCGCAAGTGGATTATAATCTTTGTGCCAATTCTTCTGTTTGCGCATCGGCTTGCGCTTCCGGATTATTCTCGATTTAGCCTGATCTTTAAAATACCAGCCCATAATCACAGTGTCAGCCTCATCTGTTGAAGATCCAATGCGATCCCGGATTTTGTCTTTACTCTCGATCTTGATATTTTTGCCGGTAAATTCATACCTTGGCGTGGTCAGTTGTGCGATTAAACGAGGATCAGGCGGCAGCTCAATATCTTCACCGCTATCAGGATCAATTGCCTCTCGAAACTTCCACCATGCTTCAGCACGTGCATTGATAAAGCCAAAGTTCCTGTGTTTGTCCATCGCAGTAGATTCACCACTTGGAACAAATTCAAAAACTTTGATATCATGGTCTTGCGCCAGCTTGTCGCGTGGCGAACCACCCCAGCCGCCGCCCATATCAACCACCACAGCGCAATCATTACGCCTCTTGGTGATGATCATATCAACCACTTCCTGACCTGTTGGCGTCTCAGCCCCAGGCTTGCGAAATGGCTTTTCAAATCTGTTGATGTGTAATGCAGTGACTACAGAAGCATCGGCACCACCGCGCGCAATGTCACTGGATAACAATAACATTTGCCTTGGAATGTGCGAATTATCCTCATATCTTTGCACCGCAGCACGCACCCAGCCGGACGGTATCACCTGATATTCATGATCTAGTCTAGCCGCCATGAAATTGCCATCGCGCAGAGCTGATCGCATTGGTTCCGGCATCGATTCAATTTGAGCCTCATAATCGCCATCGAGATATTTATTGTCTTCCATTTTGGCAGGAATAAAGGTTCTGGATTTTGGTCGACGTGGTTTTTTCCATCCTGCCATTTTTACGGGAGCCGGCCCCTCACACCAGATTGTTCGAACCTCATCACCCTCTTCCTGAAATAATGCCCACAATAATTCACCCGGTTTTGCCGGATACAGTTCATGTGAGGGATCAAGCCAGGGGCCAAACCATTCAAGTAAATAATCACCCTGGCCTGCCAATGGCGGATTAGAGGCCAGTAAACCTCGCACCCTTTGGCCCGGCTCCGTAGATCGGTTCCAGCCCAATACATAAATTATTTTTGTTGGCGAGATTTGGGCTGCCTCATCAAAAGCTTTCAAATCATGATCGCGACCCTGCCAGGAGAATTCAGATTTAGGCCGCTCAAGATGACCAAATTCAAACTTCTGACCATTCGGTCCTTTCCAGGAAGGCGGCTTGTGACTGACCCGCGGCAAACCCCCGGCGCGACAGATATCATCCATGCGGTCCAGTATCCCTGTCAGTTCACCGGTCTGTTGTCGAAAAATGCCAACTCGTTTATGGCGGGTCAAACCCAGACCAACAATCAGGTCAGTTTTCCCACCGCCTGCGGCTCCACCGTAAAGCATCAAATCCGCCTGAGACAGATAAGCCTGGGTTTGTGGTCCCGGTTGAGGTGTCCAAATACATTTGTTATCATCGACAAATTCGCGTTCCAGAGCCTGGCGATGCGTTGCATCCAGTTTCTCTATCGAGCGGACCAATTTCTCAAATGCACTCATTCAGACAACCTATCTAAATCATCATCACGCCCAACAGATTCATCATCACGAGTGACTTCCTGATAAATAGCTTCACTGCCATTATCTTCATTTTTGGATTTGTAACGCCGTGGAACTTCTTTGTTACTTTCCTTGGCGAGGATTTCACCGCCCTCAGTGTTGGCGCTGTCTGATTTCAAACGGGCCAGTTCTTTTTGTCCCTCTGTGACCAGAGCAAACATTTTCAGGGCCAGCTCATGGGCAGATAAATCCGGAACACTGGTTTCAATCGGTTCACCATCTCTGCCTGACAATTCTTTTCTGTCTGATAATCCAAGATCACGGGCGATCATTACCGGGTTTAACAATTCAGCCGCCGCTCCCGCAAATTTCTGCTCAAAAATCACGTCTTTTATGCGCTGCACAACCAAGCGGAACTCCTTCTGGAGTTCGAATTGTTCGAATAGTTCACGAGATATACCTATAAACAAACACAGGCCACCAATCGACATTGCTCGAATTTTCGAAAATTTCTCAATCGAAACTTTTCCCTGATAGGAAAAACCTTTTTCCAGACAAAGCGGATGATCTTCAGCCCATTCAAAATATTCCTGAGCCGCAACCCAGAGGTCATTGGCGTTGTTAAAATTGGGTTGGCTCCCAAATGAACTTTGTACATTCCAGAAACGCATAGGAGATTGATTGCTCAA